CGCGATATTAATACCGTCGCGAGTCGGATCGAACATGAGGGGTGGTCGTTTTTGACGATCACCCTACCTGACTTTGGGAAGGCTATCCAAAAATGGCTAGACCAGGGTCAGGTCGGTATCCACCCCGCGTTCCGCAAGGGACGCGAGGGAAGGCTCCCCCTATTCCTAGGAGGTTTCTTCAACCGTGTGTTCGACCGGGACAGTGGTTCGTTGCTCGATGAACCCTGTGTCGCCTCTATTCGCGCTTTGCGGCAGCTTACGCTGCTGTTTGGCAAGATGGAGCTTGCTTGCTCTCCAGCTCGCAACGCTTCGGCGATACGGAATTACATCGAGTGTGAACAGGAAGTTCGGCTATTCGATCGTGCACTCGCACAAGGAGATCTGCTTGAGTTCACGAATATGTCGAATATGCTTTTCGGTTCGATCTTCACTCGGATGGACAGAGATGTCTATTATGAGCGGATCGTACCTAAGCATGGCCCAGGATCGACTGCTGATCGACTCGGCGGAAACGCTAAGTTTGATCAGTCAGTCTGGACCAGCCGGCTCGAGCCGATTCTATCGGCAGGTGAGCACCTCCTACCGAACTGGCGATATTACGATCAGCTCGATGGAGTTAACTTCCTTGAACCCGGTTCTGAGGTACCCGTTAAGGTAACCCTCGTTCCTAAAACGTTGAAAACTCCCCGAGTGATTGCAATGGAACCGACCTGTATGCAGTATATGCAGCAAGGTCTCCTAAGCAGTTTCCTCGGGTGGTACGGAAGAGATGAACTGCTTCCGCACCTTATCGGATTCGACGACCAGGTCCCTAATCAGGAACTGGCACGAAGTGGTTCGATTGATAACCGAACCGCTACACTCGATTTGAGTGACGCATCCGATAGAGTTTCCAATCAGCTCGTTAGGGCAATGCTAGAGCCGTGGCCCCACTTGTTGGCGGCCGTTGACTCGACACGTTCCCGACGGGCTGTCGTACCAGACGGGCGAGTTATTCGCCTGAGTAAGTACGCGTCGATGGGTTCAGCACTCTGCTTCCCCGTAGAGGCGATGGTCTTCACGACATTGATCTTTCTAGGGATCCAGAGGTCGCTCAACGAAACACTTTGCCGACAAGATTTGAAACGTTTTGTCGGGTCGGTGCGCGTCTATGGGGACGATCTAATTGTTCCTGTAGATCACGTGCATACAGTGATACGGACGCTCGAACATTTCGGTGCTCGAGTTGGTCCGGACAAGAGTTTCTGGACTGGAAAGTTCAGGGAATCTTGTGGTCGGGAGTTCTTTAATGGGCAGGACGTTAGCATTGTCCGTGTCCGGCAAGCTTTTCCGACATCACTGCAAGATGCGACTGCTGTTGAATCGATTGTGTCTCTCCGGAACCAACTCTATTGGAGTGGTTACTGGGAGACCTGTCGTTGGTTGGACGAGAAAATCCGGAAGGTTATAACTTACTTTCCGGACGTCCTGCCTACCTCGGCAGTGTTGGGCCGGGAGACTGTCCTCGGTTTCCAAGCCGAGAGAGTCCACCCGAGCCTCCATAGCCCCCTTGTCAAGGGCTATGTAGTGGAGGCCAAACCCCCGAGCGATCCGCTCGGTGGGACTGGTGCCCTTCTCAAGTGTTTGCTCAAGTTGGACACGCACGCTAGTTTAAGGGGTAAAGTCCCCTGGCGTGCATCCGACAGTGACGACGATGTAGAAGTCGTCGATCACACCCTGCGGGCTTCGCCTCCCGCCGGTTCCGAGCAGCACTTGGAGCGTTTTGGTCGCCCCAAGTCGACTGCATTGAAACTTGGGTGGAGATTGCCCTTCTAGAGGGCGGTCGGACCAGTTAATACTGG